TAGGGTTCGATGGATTTCGAGTACGAAGTGCTACCTTCTCCACATCCCAAACATGAAAAAGTATTTCCCCCTCTTTTTCCCCATGAACAACCACGTGGACTTGAAGTTTGAAGACATCGTGGCGAACGGTGCACGCGTCTACTATCGGGACCTTCGCGAGTACTTAGACATCGACCGCAGTGGACCTTCGACCATAGGACACAGCGCGCACGACGACGAGGAGATGTTCTCACGCCAGTTTCCCAAAGCGACCACATCTGACCTCATCAAAGGATGGTAGGATGTCTCTCGCGTTCCTCCTTGGTGCGAATCAACTGGGTGATGGCGAGGAAGAGAACGACGAGGAGTAGGGTGTCTTCGAAATCGCGCACGGCGGCGAAGGCGAGGAGGAACAAGGTGAAAAACTTGAAAAGGGGGTTTTCCGAGACGGAGGTGAGCGCCTTTGGCTTTTCGGTCACGCCACTGGCACCGAAGACGCTGTGCATGAGGATGGTGACGCCGTAGATGAGGGGACCGTTGACCACGTTTTCAGTCTTAGCAAAGTAGTCAAAGCCATCATGTGCGAGAAGACCTGCGACTGAAAGTGCGCCAATCGCAAGAAGTGTGGGAGTACTCTGAAGAGACATATGTATTTATACAACATTAAATTTTATCGAGAATAAAGTTTCGGGATAAAAAGCGTACGGGACCACGCGACCTCCATCGCACACGAAATTCTTACGAATCTCCGCGTGTGAGCAGGCGTCCCTCGATATGCGCGCACAGAGGACGTTGTCGTACACACAAGGGGTGGCCACGTCCAGAGTTGACTCCGGGCGTACCACGGTGGTGTCGACGTTGTACACCTTGAGGGCGTCGAGGATGTACCGATAGTCGCAGCACGCGTTCACGACGACGACGCAGTGACCATTCATGGCGTAGTTGTTCTGGACGTCGAACAGGAAGTTTTCATCCTCCTCGGGTGTGATGACCACGTTCGCGTGGGGTTCGCACATGGACGCGTTCCTGGCGAGTTCGCCGTATTTCTCCGCGAGTTCCAGAAAGACCACACCGTGGATGCTTTCAGCGAGGACGTGGCACTTCCTGATGTACCGCGACACCTCCTCAATCTTCGATTGCATGCCGAACCCGGTGATGCCCACGATGCTGAGCGGAAGGTCCGCGGCGAAGATGCTTCGCGCCTCCTTCTGAGTTTCCATGTCCCCGATGCAGTAGAGTCGGTCGAAGGTGAGAAGGTGCCTCTTCGCCAACTTGAGGTTGAGGTGTTCCCGCGAGGTGTGAAGGATGGAGCCCGGTTCGTTCCTCGCCTGCCCGGTGACGAAGAGCTCCTCCATGAATCCATGGTTCAGACCTCGCCATCCCTCGACGACGCCGACGACCTTGTTGTGCCTCTGTTTCTCCTGAAGTGCGATTTCCGTGATGCACGTGTTCACTCCAGGGGAAATTCTTCCGGGTGTTATGATGCCGACGTTCATGCTTTATTGTTATTTGTGAAACGCGCGATGACTCTAATTAAGATGCACACGAGGCGAGAAATGAGGTAGTAGTCAACGACGAGGTTGTTAAAATGCAAATCCACATTTCACGTGCACGTCTTATCAGCCTTTAGAACATAAAAGGTAACAAACAGAGTACCTATGTAGAATGGTAAAAACTTATATTTTTTCGGTAAAATAAGCAACAAAATAATTATTGACACGATGAATTGATATTTGAAAAACTGAGAATATTCTCTGAGTGCGCGATAAATTCGGTCTATGTTGAGCGCACCTGGATAGGACACGAAGACTGCGTCGGATTTTTTGTGCATGTTAAATGGTGTAATGTTTTCAAAAATCTTCTTCTCCTCATCCACCTTGATGAAATCGTACTTTCCGCACAAGGTATTGAGATTCCTCTGGTCGTCTTCACACGACATCTGAAGCGCGTCTTCGAGAACTTGTAAGAGGTATTTCGCGTAACCCATGTACAAACCCGAGTTCGCGGTGAGTTCTGCCCGACACGTCGCAAACACAGTCTTTGTGAGTGGGCCATACGGTGCTGGGTCCATGGACACCAACATCTTACAATCACAGGCTTCGAACATCGCCACGACATCTTTGGGGTCTTTATTTATCTTTGTATCAAACCCGTCGAGGAAAATCACGATGTCATCGTCCTCCTTCTCTCGCAGGTACTCCACCATGCCCTTGTACTTGTCCAAGAACCCGTTCCACTTCGTGCCCCATCCCAACACCCGAACGGGCACGTCGAATTCGTTGTGCACCAGCTCTTCAAAGAGGCCATGTGATTTATTCGCGTAGGTCACGACCTCCATCGGTTCTTAAGATACTCTGATATAATTTTCACGCGGTCGGGGTCCCGTGTCAACTCGCGGGCGTCGGTGATCACGTGATCGTAGTGCACCAGGTTCGCGAGGTCTTCCCAGCCGTGTTCCCGAAGGAACGCCTTGAGGGGGGTGTTCCAGGTCTGTTCCCTCGTCGTCGTTTTTGTTCTCATGTTAATATAAAACTATGTTATTGTGTTGCGCACGCGATGCAATGGACGACGAGTACAGGAAAGAGCCCGGGGTGGTCAGGTCCAAGAAGTGTTTCTCGAGGGATATACGTATTTATAATCAAAGTAAATACTTTGTGGAACTCGAAATCAGGGATGTTAGGGGGAGTTTTTTGAAAAAAATAACACTCGGTGCCTTCCAGGGACAGGCTGGTGCTGAGTTTGACCAAGGGGACACAAACAATGTGCAGGTGGTGAGAGTCGTTCCAGGGATGATGAAAAAGATTCGGGTCGGAACCTCTAAATATACGATTACAACGTACATGAATGGTAGAGAGTTATTCAAGAATCGCATGTATAGCACGAGACAGTACCCGGTGTTTCATGACCGCCACTACAGGGAGGTGGCCTCGAATGACAGAGTGCGCCACGTGCCCCACGAGTTCGACCCAGACCCGTGTCCGTGTCAAGACCCACCGCCGCCACGTCGTCGCCGGTGGTGGTGGTTCTTTTAATGATACGTGATGACCCTCTTTCCGCGCATGACCTGAAGGACCCCCCCGTGAATGCCGTAGTCGCCCACTTTTGGGATGTGGTCGATTTCCTTCTTGGACCCATTTTTAATGATGACCTTTTTCGCATCATTCAAAATGGCTCGGTCAGTGACCTGCTTCACCCCACATCCCCAACGGTAATCGTACACCGGTGCGTATCCCATATTTTCTTAAGTGTGTGTGTGGTGGTCGGGACTGGGGGTTATTTATTACAATGTTTGAAAATAGTCCCTCACCACCTTGTCCGTGATGAATATGTGATTCATGTCGAATCGTTCGAGCGCACACTTGGCCCTGTACACGGAGCGGTGTCGGTCACTGACTGGTTCGCGCTTGGCATCTCTCACGTAGGTCGCGGCCACACCCGGGGAGTACCCCTGAACTTGGTGAAGCCACCAGCAGCGCAGGAGGTCTTCCTTCGAAGTCTGTGCCAGACACGCGTCGCGAATCGTGAGGTCTGCCCTCCTCTGATACGTTGGGTGTCCTCCCGGTAAATCGGAGTTGTGGAGGAATCGGTCGTAGAGGAGGAACGCGCGATAGTCATTGCCCTGCCCGTCCCCTTCCAGGTCGACGCGTCTGGATGAGAGGTATCGGTGGACGGCCCTCCTATTGTTGAGGTTCACCCCACTCTTGCGGAGTCGTCGACAGTACATGTCGATGGTCGACGGGGCGTAGTTGTTCGCTTGCAGGACTGTTCGAAAGTGTTCCATGGTCGTTTCCTTAGCAAATCATACCATCATAACTTTAACGAAGATGCATTTGAGAGGGATTCTCGACTCCTCTTGCGTCTTAAAGCAAATAGCGTGCTCATCCAGTTCTTCATGGCTCTATCGTGCTTTTCAATATCATCAGTTCCCAATATACTAAGGCCATTACACACATCTGGTTTATTATCTTTCTCCGGAAACTCCAAGTTGAATTGGATGATGGCGTTCGCGGGAATGTCCGGGGCGTCATCCAACAGGCGGTCGTACTCCTGTCGACACGTGTTGACGAACTCGATGACGTCCTGTCTGTGTTCGGGGTCCAAGGACAGCTCCATGTCGATGTTCCTGTAAAATTTCGAATACTGCACACACATCGCGGAGTGCGCTTCCGCGAGTTGCGCGCTCTGTGAAAATTTCGAGAGCGATGTGAGGATGCCACCGAGTACGTTTAAAAACGCGAAAAAATACTGGACTATTAAAATTTTATCCTTCGTTCCACTGTGTGTGTTGTCACTTCCAGCGGGGTTGAGCACGGCGAATCCACCGACCCCCGTAATGCTACTGATGACTATCGATGGGTAGGACATGTAATCGTTCACCCTCTTGAAGTGCAACCTGGCGTGATTGTGAAGCCACCTGTAGCCGGCGGCTTTTTCGGCCCAGCGCACGAGGAGCTGTTCCTGTTTCGGGCACCATGTGTGGGTGGCGTCCATTATTTTACGCGCACATTTTTCGCCTGTTCCCTTGCGAGGGTGTCGACCCTTTCATTCTGTGGGTGGCCGTTGTGCGCCTTCACCCATCGCCACTGGACATCACTCATCCGTTCAAGTAAAGTGTCTATGTGCACCCAGTGTTCTTTATTTTTCACTGGCGTCTTCTTTGCTGTCGTCCATCCATTCTTTTTCCAATTTGCCATCCACGACGTGACCCCGTTTTTCACGTAGGAACTGTCGGTCCATAAGGTCACTCGGTCGATGCCTTCCTCGACGCAACGTTCCAACGCCCGTTCGACGGCTGTGAGTTCCATGATGTTGTTCGTGGTGTGTTCGTCGGCACCGGAGAGTTCGAACGCGTCGCACGTGCACGCCCACCCCCCAGGCCCTGGATTTCCCAAACAACTTCCATCAGTATAGATATTCATCGCTATGAATGAATATATTTTCTAAGGTTTAATTAATATGGACCCCCAGACCCAGATTGTAGCGAACACCGGGGGTGGTGGTGGTGGTGTGAGTCAACGAACAGTCATCATCCTCGTTTTGGCCCTCGCCGTCTTGGGTGCTGTGGCGTATTATTTTTTCTTTTATGAGAAAAGTGAAGATGAAGAAACACCGAGTGCAAACACGGCGTGCAGTGCACAAACCACGGAAGCCACGTGCATCTCACCGTGCGTGTGGGACGGGGCGACGTGCAAAGATGCACCCTCAACTTTTTCCCCGGAAGACAAAATCGCGGATGTAGGCGGCCTCTCGGCTCGATATCTCCCGAGTGGGTACGACGAGACCGCGAGAAAGTGGAAAGACACGGAGGGGGGCAAAGTCTTCGACGTCCTCGGCACACTCACCAAGTCTTCGGACGACAAACAAGTCACGGGGGACACTCTCACGAAGTTTACCCTCCCCGCTGGACTCTTTGACCGCCGATACACTCTCTTCACGGTGGCCAAGTACAACGGAGACTCCAAAAAGCGAATCTTCACCAGTAGTGAGGGTGATTGGTACTCTGGACACGACGACGGCAAGTCTGGAGTGGCCAAACACGACAACGTGCTCACGGAACACATCGACCACTACGGCGACGGGTGGGTCGTCTCGTGCGACCAAAGAGACATGTATCGCGCAAACGGCATCAGACTCAGTGGTTTGCACTACGGCGAGGGCTTACCCGAGAACATTGGTGTGAACATCAAGTCGGGTTGGGAATCAGACTTTGCCATCGGTGAAATCCTTGTGTACTCGCGTGAGCTGACCATGGATGAAATTCAAATCATCGAAAAGGTCCTCCTTGATAAGTACGTGGTGCCCCCGAAGACATACTTCGGCGGTGAACTGACGAACGCCGGTGTGGATGACATCTATGAGGCTGACGTGGATTGCGGGGAAAACAGTGCGCTCACGGGTGTGAGGGTTCAAGACGGGAACGTACACAAATACAAATGCATGTTTAACATGGACGACATGAACAACTCTGGATACATCAGAGACAACATCGAAGACACAAAGTCTGGGAACTACATGGAAGACATGGCGAACCAACGCATGGACTGCGGTTCCAAGGCACTGCAAGGGTACAAGTTTCGACCGTCTTCCGATGACACGAAGGTGTCGTTGCGATACAAGTGTGCCGGTGGTCTCGTGGACGACAACGAGTGTGAAGAGAAAACGTCTGAATACATGGACGTGGCTGACATCGTCTCGCACGTCATTGATTGCGACAGCGACGACAAAGTATTGACGTCCGTGCGTTTCAAGAAAAATCCCGACGACACGTCAAAGGGTCGATACGAGTACACGTGCTGTAAGCCGAAGGGGTACTGATTACATACATAAAAGAAAGCCAATCAAATATTAAGATTTATGATAAAAATGTTAATATTTGAGTAATTTTTTTAAATATTTACGCTGAAAAAAGCTTAGTTGGAGAACGCGAGACCGCCCATACCGGATTGCACACGGAGAACGTTGTAGTTCGTCGCGAAGAGGTGCATCGTTTCGGAGGACGTGGCGCCAGACTTGAGGGACACGGACACTTGAGCGTTGTCAATGCGCGAGAAGTTGCACGTACCGGACGGTTGGTGCTCTTCCGGCTTGAGCGCGAAGGAGTAGGAGTAGACACCCGGCACCGGGGAGCCAGTGTGGTAGGTGTACGGTTGCACTTGGTTGAAGTACTTACCGCCTTGCGCCTTCATGCGGTCTTGGCCGTTGAGGACGAGCTTGAACTCAGACAACGGACCAACAGCGCGCGCCGACCCGACCGCACCATCTTCGCAGACAGTGGACTCGGAGTAGCCCGTACCGACGGCGAGGAGCGGGGCACCAGTACCGTAGGTGACCGGGACGAAAATGTTCGAGGTGGCACCGAGGGCACGGAGGTCAGATTCAA